AATTTTGGCATAAATCTTCTTTAGAAGAATGTATGTATGATTTTCAAAAAGAATCATTTCATAATGATCAAATCAAAAATTTTATTGCAAAAAATCACAATATTACTATTTACAGAATTAGAGAAAATGATGACCCGTCTATCATTTTAGATATATTATCAAAACATTTAAAATATACTTGATATTTATATAAAATACTATGCCACTATTTGGAAGATATTTTAGCGCCAGAGATATATCATTTATGAACGGCATCAACCGTGAATTAAATGAAGATTTTATTCAAACTTATGTGGTTTTATTCAAAATCGCCGCATCAGAAACAAATGTCAACGTATATGGCGAAGCTGGTTCTGAAGGTAAAAGTTTTTATCCAGGAGTTGAAGTCAATGCTATAATTGACAGAGGAGATATAAATACAGATGACGAAGGTTTTGGTCCAGACAGAGATCAAACCGTAGTTTACAAATTTAGAGAATATGACTTACGAGAAGCAAATTTCTTCCCAGAAGTCGGTGATTTGATTTTGTTCAATGATCGTTATCATGAAGTTGACAATGTAGTCCAAGAACAATTCTTAGGCGGTCAAAGTGACAAATCACTTTCTATAGTCTGCAATACACATTATAGCCGTCTAAGCAAGATTAACTTAGTAAATAGACAATATTAATTTTATGGCCTGGAAAGGAAATAATAATAACCCAGTTCCTTCTAACGAGGACAAAACGCAACAAAATAAGTATTTTGAAAATACTACAAATCGTGCGTTTGATGTTCGACGTGACCAAGATGCTCAAAAGAATTTTACAATATCATTGTTAGATATTGATACTGCAATTGTAAAATATATAGAAAATGTAATTAATCCAACTGTTATTGACGCGGGTGAAAATGTTAAAGTCCCAATTATTTATGGCAATCCTGAAAAATGGAAAGCCGCCAAAACGGACGGATACCTTCGTGATAATCAGGGAAAGCTTCAATTGCCTATAATAATGTTCAAAAGAAATTCATTTGCTAAAAATGAAAGCATGATGACATTAAACAGATATCTTTCTTATCCTGTTATTACTAAGTTTAATGAGAAAAATAAATACGATAAGTTCAGTGTATTAAATCAAACTGTTGCTCCTGTTAATAGCGTATATAGTTTGACCTTACCAGATCATGTTAAGGTAGAATACGAATTCATGGTTTGGACTGAATATATCGAACAAATGAATGCGGTTTTAGAAAAAATAAATTTTGCAGCTGAAGACTACTGGGGAGATCCTCAAAATTTCAAATTCCGTGTTAGCATAAACGATTATACAAACACCTCAGAAACTCCAACTGAAAAAGATAGAGTCATACGTTCAACTTTCAATTTGACTGTATTTGCGTATCTATTACCTGAAAGTTATGAAGATAGAAAGAAAACCGTTCAAAAATATTTGACACCACGTAAAGTTAGTATAACGGCAGAAATTGTATCTGGCGATCAAATGAAGGCGGTAAACAAGGATGTAAAGAAAAATAGTTATAGTAATCCATCCAATCCTTATTATGATATAAATCCAGTATCTTCTGATAATGACGTATGGAGATTTCCTAAAATTGCTATTGTGGATGAAAAATCTACTACGGAAGGTGGTCAAATTTTAGAAAAAATAAGGTCCAGCTATGCGGCTTTAATAACTACAACTACCACTACAACAAGTGGATCTGGATGTTGTAGTATATGGCACGATGTTCCGCAAACTCCTACATCATACGGTGAAGAAGGTTGGATGGCGTATGATGGCGATTACCACTACATATATGTTGGGGGCAGATGGTTAAGACAAGATATAGCAACCTGGATTAATTAATCTTTTTTTATATAAACCCGATAGGTTATATATTTATTGATATATAACTTTATTTTCATATGCCATATCCAAACGATAAAAAATTAAATATTGTAATTTCGCAAACAAGTGCCAGTGCAGATTCGACAGGCAAATTTCCATTTGTAGAAACATTAATCAGCGGCAGTAATTTGTTTTTAGTAACTGATGCGGCCGGCGTTCTAACTGGCAGCACAAGTATTCCAAATGCGAATTTTACTAGTTTAACCGCAAGTAATTTACTTGTAACCGGAAATACAACGTTGGGTAATTCGACTACTGACATTATCAGCATTACGGGAAGCACAAGTATTACAGGAGGATTAACAGTTATCGGCGGAGTGACAGGAAGTTTTAGTGGTAGTATTACATCAGCCGATAGTTCTTCTATTACTAATAGACCTAATGAGGCAGGCACATATTATGTAACTTTTGTTGATGGAACCAGTGGATATAAACCATTGTATGTTGATAGTAATATTTTATCATATAATACAAATACAAATTTATTATCTGTTGGTGAATCTGCATCGGGAAGTTTGACAGTAGGTTCAAAACTTACAATGCAAGATATCGGTGGAACTTCTCAATTAAGAGTAGGTACAACTTCCACCGATACATCATCACTCTTAGTTTCTTCTAATGCGTTTCAAGTCGTAAAAGGAACTACAAATGATCGTGTATCTACTAATCTCCCATTTTCTGCAAGTAATGAATCATTATTTAGTAGTAATGTAACTGTTTTAGGAAATACAACATTAGGTGATACGACAAGTGATTTAATTAAAATTACAGGCAGTCTTGGTATATCAGGTTCAGTATCTACTAATTCTGCTACATTTACAGATTTAACGGCAAATAGAGTAGTCGTTACAAACGGCAGTCAGATTTTATCTACAGACGCAGATTTAACGTTTGATGGAACTACGTTAACTGCAACTAATATCAGTAATACAAATCTAACCTCAAGTAATATTAGTGCAAGCGGTAATATAAGTGCAAGCAATTTATGGATACAAACTAGTATTGTTGATGGTGGAACACTTACAGTATTAGGAAATACTACATTAGGTGATACAGTATCTGATACTACAAGAATTACAGGAAGCGCAAGTATAAGTGGAAGTTTAACGGTCGTTGGAACCACAACATTACAAACATTAAATCTTACAAATGTTAGTGCTAGTGGCTGGATTACAGCTAGTTCGTTAAATATTGTTGGAAATTCTGTATTAACTACTATTACAGGCGCTCTAAGTGGTTCTAGTGTTTCTACTGGCAATGCTACAATCAATGGCGGGTCTATAAATAATACGTCAATAGGTTCAACGACACCTTCTACAGGTAATTTCACTAACCTTACAGCGAGTAATATCAGTGCAAGTAATAGTATAGTTAATGGCGGGTCGTTGACTGTTATTGGAAATACATTCTTGGGAGATGCGATAACAGATACTACAAAGGTTACGGGCAGTGTAAGTATAAGTGGAAGTTTATCGGTTGTTGGAGGTATTGCAGGAACAATCGAAACTGCAAGTAGAGTTGTAATTTCAAATGTTGAAACCTCTGCTAACAGACATTTCTTGACATTCGTTCCTGCTACTAATGGCACACAGCCAATTTATACTGATTCAAGTTCTTTAAGTTATTTCCCTACAGCCAATAGATTACAATTAGGGGCCTCAGGTGAAATTGTTCTAGGTGATGGAAATGCTAGTATCAATATAGCAACCGATCCAGGCAATGCAACAGTTTCAATCGGAACTTTAGGAACAGGATCACTAACGGTAGGAGGAAATACAACATTTAAAGTAAATGCATTCGCACATACTTTAGAAACTGATGCTACTTCTTCATTTACAAATCAACTTCAATCCACCAGTTGGACCAACGGCGCATTGACTGTTGCTGGCGGTGTTGGTATAGGTAAAAATTTATATGTCAGTGGGTCAACATTTTTATATGGCGATCTTACTATTTTTGGATCAAGTTCAGTTGTTAATATTAGTAGTAGTACTGTAGTGATTGGTGACAATAGAATATTGTTGAATGCCGGAAGTCCAATTATTAGATATGCCGGTATTGATGTTTATGATAGTGGTAGCGGTGGTATACAGACAAATGTAACCAGTTCGATGTTATGGGATTCTTTGACGGATAGTTGGATACTATTTAGTGCAAACAAACCAGGATCTAATCCTCTAACCGCTTCAAGTGCAATATTGATAGGCGGTCCAACCAGTTCATTTGGAAGTGAAGCCACATTAACTACAAATTATTTACCAAAAGCACAATCATCCGGCAAGAATTTAACAAATAGTTTGTTATTTGATGATGGCGAGACATTAGGGTTTACTGGAACAAGAATTAGTGCATCTCAAGTAACCGCATCAAATGCGATGTTGTTGAATGTATATTCAACTAATATATCATCTTCGACAATTAGTGCATCTAATGCTACAATAACCAATGTTTATAACACCTATATATCCAGTTCAATAATTAGCGGGTCAAATTTAAGAATACAGTTGACTGGAAGTATAACATATGCAACTGGTGTGTTGGTGACATATATTACCGGATCATTTAATACCCTTACCTTGAGCACAGGTAGTTATCCAGGCAATGCTCCTGGATTGGTTCCAAATGCGCCGACATCAAGTGGTATGCCCGGACAAATAAACGTAGATAACAATTTTATATATGTTTATACAAATAATATTTGGAAACGGGTGCCATTGTCACAGTGGAGTAATTAAAAAAACTAAAAAATCAATGTGTATGATGACCCAAGAAATTTCGGTTTCTTGGGTTATTATATTGTAATATATAAAGTCTTTTGTATATTTATATTCGATAACTATTTATAATATATGCCTATAGGAAGTCAAGTCATTTATAATCCTGGAGATTTAATTCTGAGTGTAGTTAGTTCTTCTGGTGACACTTTTAAAGAAACTAAAATCGCTGCGGCTACAAGTAGTGTTATTTTATTTAATAATAGTGGTTCTCTCGCAAGCGCATCATTAAACAGTTTAACTGTTGGTAATGCGATAAGTTCTAGTTACGCTTTAACTGCAAGTTATGTATTAGGAGGGGGGTCTGGGGCAGTTACAGGATCTACAAATTACATTGCGAAGTTCACTTCTCCAACCTCAGTAGGAACTAGTAGCATATACGAATCATCATCATATATTGGTATTGGAACTACAAATCCTATTGCTAAATTAGATGTTACATCTGCTCCTGCTTCAAGTGGAACTATAATCAGAGTAAGAGATACTGTTACTTCAGGTAACGAGTCATTTGGTGGTGTGCATTTTACTTCATCTCCTGGCACAGATTATACTATAGGAAAATGGACAACTGCGGCCGGCGTAGGTTTATTACAAATAAGAGACCAAAGCGGAAATAAATTTGTTACAGTAAACAGCGCTGGTGGCGTAGGTATTGGAACTACAAATCCTACATATTTGTTAGATGTAAGTGGATCAATAAGAGCGGCAGAAGGTGAAATTATTGCCACCGGAAATAATGCTGCCTTTAGAATATACAGAACAACAGGTATTAATTATTTAGATTGGGCATCAGGTCAAAATTTATATTTAGGAACAGTTACTTCTGAAGGTGGTGCCGATAGAAGTAATAAGATGGTTGTATTAAATACTGGAAATGTTGGTATAGCTACGACCGCACCCGCAACTACCCTTCAAGTTGGAACGCAAACTTCAGGTGATAATAATGATTATGCCATATCTGTAATACGTCACGGAACATTAGGTGCTCCGGGAACATGGTCTATAAATCAACCTGCACTTAAAGTTTCAGATCTCTCTGGTAATGGTCCATCTAGTGTTGATACAGACGGTTTATTCTCAATTCAATTGCCTAGATTGACATATACAAATGTAAGTGCAAGTAATGTAACTACATTTGCTATTTCTTTTGATACATCTTTAGGTTCTACAAGAATTGACGGTAAAGGTAATCACTGGATTGGATATGACAGAAGCACTTCATTAGTAAATAGTTCAAGTTTTAACGCTTTAATTTATAACGGTTTGGCAGTGGGTTCAAGTTATCAAACAATTTCACTAAGTAACGGACAAGCAATTTTTGCAGGAAACGTTGGCATAGGAACTACTAGCCCTGCATTTTTATTAGACGTAAGCGGGAGTAGCAGACACGGGGCTACATCAAGCAATACACATCAATTTACAGGTAGTGTATACATAAAAGGTGGAGATACATTAACTTGGTCCGGTCAATCATTTATCCAAACATTAGGTAATAACGATATTTTCTTTAGACCTAATAGTACATTGAAAATGATATTGCAAGCCAATGGATATTTAGGTTTGGGAGATGGATTTACCGCTCCATCTTTCTTATTGGATGTGAGTGGAAGTAGCAGATTTGGATTTACATCAACCAATACGCACCAGTTTACCGGAAGCGTAAGTTTGAACGGATCATTATATACAAATGCAAATATTACTGCAAGCAATATTAGTGCAAGTAGAACAGGTAGTTTTGGTATTGTTGGTATCGGAACTGCAAATCCGTCTTATAAATTACACGTAGTTGGTAATGTATACGGAACAACTACTGGACAGTTTGGTAACGCGGTGATAACCGGAACAGGAACAGGATATGCGGTTTATGGAAGTAACGCTGGTGCTACAGGTGTAAAAATAAATCTTGACAGTGACATTACTCGTAATGATTTGGTGATATCAGCATCAACTGGTTATGTTGGTATAGGCACATCAAATCCTGCTTCTAGATTGTCTGTGGGATCAAACCCAACATATGCAGCCGGTGTTGCATTAGTTGTTGGCACTGCTGGAAATCCAGCCACAACGGGAACTTCTCAACCATATGCAAATTTACGTTTAGGAACCAATACCGGAAATTCTCAAGTTCTTGATTTTGGTATTTACGATGCAATTCCATATGGTTCTTGGATTCAAGCAGCCGGTGGTGGAAATTTAGCATTTCCTTCTCAATTAGTATTAAATCCAACCGGTGGAAGTATCGCTATAGGCACTACATCACCTACTGGTTCTTTACACATTGAAAACACTACATCAACTATTCCTATTTTATCGTTAGGTGGAGGTGTTGCGTCACTAGATTCTTCGGATTTATATGTTTTAAATTCATTTAATACCGGCAGCGGTGTAGGATTTGCGGCAAAAGTAATTGGGATAAATATATCAGGATCTTTGACTGAGGGAAATATTCCTTTACAAAGAACAGTATGGAGTGGTGTAAGTTCTGCTACGGCAATTGTATTATCGGCCGATGATCCAGGTGGTGGAACAGACGATAATGCGTTTCAAATCTGGACATCCAATCAAGGAACTGCTGGAACGGCATTAACTCAAAAATTTACATTAACCTCTGCGGGTGAAGTTGGTATAGGAGTAACAACTCCATCGACGTTACTTCAATTAAAAGGAGATGCTGCGTCACATCAAATATTTTCTATTAATAGATCCGGGTCAGCCACTCCTGCCGTTTATATTGGCAATGATAGCAGCAATAATGCATTAATTGCATCTAACAATACAAATATACGATTTGGTAAAGATTTTACAGGAACATTTAATGAGTATGTAAGAATAGATACGAGTGGTAATGTTGGTATAGGAACAACTACAGTTTCTAGAAAACTTCATGCTTACGTTGATACTGGACCTGTAATGAGATTACAAACCAGTGGTAGTAATGCTTCTATAGAATTCATACCTTCATCAGGACAAAACCGATATAATTGGTTAATAGGTGCTCAACAAAATATCAGTGATGCATTTGAAATTACACCGTCTACTGCGACAAATGGAACAACATTTAGCACGCCGGTAGTATTGATTAAATCAGATGGTAATGTTGGTATAGGAACTACAAATCCTAGAAATCAATTAACTGTAATTGGTGCGGCACAAAATACATCGGCAATATCAGATTCAGGTGTTACAGGCGGCACAATTTTTATTGGAAGTAGCACAAATAATTTCAATAATGGTGGAACACTATTATTCTCAACAATTAATGATGGCGGCACATATCTTCCTCAATGGGGTATAAAAACATTATTTCAAAATGGTGCTGGCAATGGTGTTAGTGATTTGGCATTTTCTACAAGAATCACTGGTTCGGCTACATCATTATCAGAAGTAGTTAGATTTAGATCAGATGGTAATGTTGGTGTCGGAACAAGTAATCCATCTTATTTAGTTGATGTATACAAAACAACAAACGATGCGGTTATTAGATCCAGAACAATAGGCGCTGGTGCTTATGTTTATTTAGATTCTGCAACCGATGGATGGTATGGTATCAACATGTTATCTGGTAGCACATCTAGGTGGTTTGTTGGTTCTTATGGAACAACTAATTTTACGATTGCAAGAGGAATCGGTGGAACTGAATATGTTCGTGTAACCACGACAGGTAATGTTGGTATAGGCACAAGTAACCCAGCATTTTTATTAGATGTAAGCGGTAGTAGTAGACATGGTTATAGAGCAGCAGATACACATCAATTTACAGGTAGTGTAAGTTTAAGGGATGGAATAACCGCAACAAGTGCTACTATAAATGGTAATGCAACTATAAACGGAAATTTAACTGTCACCGGTAGTATTTTTGCTTCTACGTTCAGTTCAAGCAACATTTATATAACATCAAGTCAATTAGTTGTTACCGATAATATCTTGACACTAAATGCTCTAAGTCCATACCAAAGATACGCTGGTATAGAAATGTATGATAGTGGATCAGGCAATCTAAGCAGTTTCTTGTGGGACGGCCAAGGAGATTATTTCTTTATTACCGGCAGTGGTATAAACAGTAAAGTAATAGGTGGTCCTGATCAACAAGGTAACTTAACCAGTGGAAAGTTAACGAAAGCGACAGGCGTAAATATTATAGGAGATTCAATAATTTCTGATCTAGGCGACGGCATAACAGTAGGTGGGTATATAAGCGCAACTAATATAACCGCAAGCAACATAAGTGCAAGTAGAACAGGCAGTTTTGGTATCATTGGCATAGGCACAAGCAATCCAACTGGTAAATTGACAATTGTTGATAACACCAACGGAGGTACAATTCATTTAGTTGGTAGAACAAGTGACGATACGGCAGCAATTAATTTTAGAGCAACTGGAGATGCTTCTACATATGCTTATATATCCCCAGATACAAATGAGTTCAGACTGTATCATAATGATGGATTCATGTCATTCTATCCTGGCGGAACTGAAAAGGTTAGAATTACATCAGCCGGTAATGTGGGTATTGGAACAACTTCTCCGTCATTTTTGTTGGATGTAAGTGGTAGCAGTAGACATGGATTTACATCAACAAATACACATCAATTTACTGGAAGTGTAAATCTGAACGGATCGTTGTATACAAATGCAAATATTACTGCGTCAAAAATAATAGGAACTCAAATTGCGGAAAAAATAGTAACATTTACACCACTCGCAGGATCAATAACTGGTGCTCCTGCGTGGTATCGTATAATTAGCGGAAGTGGAGTTTTAGATTCTGGTCGTGTTAGAATGTCTGCTAACTATGATAATAGCAGAAGTGATATTGAATTTACATATGCGGTAAGAAATTATGATACTGATGGTGCAGGTGCATTTATTAATATTACTAGAGCATCTACATATAATAGTTTATTTAATGCGGTAAGAGTAATTGAAACAGGAAATTTAGCTGAACCATATGCAATTGATGTTTTGATTGGAAATTATTTAAACAATACAAGTCCTGGACCTATAACTTGTTTATATGAAAGTCAATTTATTGGAGCAGTATTAGATACACCAACTTTTGTATCTGCATCTGCAACTGGAAGTAATATTGTAAAAACTGTTTATACTACATATACATCTGGATATCCAAGAATAGGTCCAACTTATTCTGACGGATTAGCAGTTGCTACGGTTCAAGGTCAATTAACAGTAGGTTATAGAGGAAATTATGCTTATAATGCACCTTCAACTTTAAATTATGCACTATTAGTAAGTGGAAGCGTTGGCATTGGAACAACATCACCTGGTGAAAAATTAACTGTTTCTGGCAATTCTTATATTATTGGTAACACAGGCGCAGTTGGAACAGGACTTGCATATTATTTAGGTGACAGTTCAAATAGAGACATTTCTCTTACTAGAGTAGGCACTGCCGCATTAGCAATAGGCAGATATTATCCTAGTGCATGGGCAGAAACAATTAGATTTACCGCTGATGGTAATGTTGGTATAGGCACAACAAGTCCAAATAGTAAATTAGAAGTCGCTGGAACTGTTGGAACTGCAATTATATCTATAAATAATACCACAGCTGGTCGATCTGGTTCGTTTGGTATAGATAATAGCGGTGTTTATATTCGAAATTCAAATAATGGTGATTATTTTGATTTAAAAAATGCTTCGGGAACACCTAGATTTAGAGTGATATATGATACTGCTACACATTTAACTACAAACTTTGTATCTATAGGAAATCTAAGTGCTACAGGTAGTAAATTAAGTGTATTTGGTAATCTAAGTGTTGGTTCTACATATGGTTCAACGGCAGCACCTTCAAATGGTGCAATTTTTCAAGGATCGGTTGGAATTGGAACTACCAGTCCGGATTCTAGTTTACATGTTTATT